GTTATATAGTAAACAAACTCGCGAAACGCTCGCGTGAACCCGCCCTCTTCGAGCTGGTCACGAATCTTGAGAGACATGCGCTCCATCCGCTCTCTCGCTTCCTCGTGAAGCGCCCGAAGTCGCTCGTCAAAAATCTGAAGTGCTCGGGTCTGGACGGCCTCCGGCGATGGCACCTTGCCGACTTCGATGGAAGACTTGGTCTCATCGACGACTTGGCTGATGACTTCGAGTCTGTCGCCAGGCGGGAGGTCGGGGATGGGCGTGGGTTCGATGTCCCACGTCTTGCCTTCGGGACTACGCGCCAAGAAGTCGTTGACCCACGCCTCGGCAGCGAGGCATTTGGTGTCGGTCAAATTGAAAAATAACTTCGATCCGCCGTATTGATCGATGACCGCGGCCTTCTCGGGAGAGTAAATACCCTGGCGCTGACGCTGGGAAGCGAGGAGTCGGTCCGTGACATCGAGATCGCGGTGTTGACGCGCAGCCTCCCACGCTTTATTGACGTGGTCTGCGAGTTCCGAAAGAACACGTTCGCCGACAACTTGCTCACCATCTTGCTCAGAATCGCCAAGCAGCGGATCGCCTCCAACCTCGTTTCCGAACACCGGGTCTTGGCTAAATGGTTCCTGGGCCTGTGTCGCTACCGTCGCCATACGTGTATAAACACCTTGTTTTATGTGGAGTGGAGAGCCAGGGGGTGCTCCCAACCCTCCACTCATAAGATTCCGATCCGGTTCGACCGTGAACCTATTAGTAATTATATCAACAAAAAGGAAAGGGGCTGGATGAAAATCCAACCCCTTCTATTTGCCCTCTGAACGAGAGCGGATCCCGAGCGGTATATTTCACGACCTTATCAAATAAATGCTTCCATCGTAACTGCTGGTTCAGGCCACGCGGTCCCGAGGCGGGAGACCGAATTGAAGCCGGAGTCGACGGCGAGCGCTCCATACTGGAGTGCGTCGTGAGGGTGAGAGAACATGTTCTTCGCGGGACGGTCGCGGTAGCGGACCTCGGCGCCGCCTACCGTGGCGACCCTATCGTAGCGGTATCCACCGTTGAACCCCCGACGCAGGACGCTACACTGGGGATCGAGGATCAACCCAGGCGTATCGCCGTCGATAGCACGCATCAAAAATGTTTGAACCGACTGTCGGCGGGCATCGAAGTCGTTCGTGATCGCTGGCTCGGTGTAGATGCCCTGCCTGCACAGCTCGTCGATACAGGACGTGTCGTGGTTCACTTGGGACGCGGCTGCGCCCGCAGGGTCCCCGAAAGAAATGATCTGCATCCCCGGAAACTCGTTGATGATCGCGGGCTTGACGATACGGCTGGAGAACTCGCGTATCCCGCCACGCTCGCACACCCACTCCCGAAGAAGGCGAAGCTGTCCGGATGGACTGATCTGCATCGCAATACAGGCAGGTGTCAGTCCGAAGTCCCAACCCAAGTAAATCGGGATACCACCCATGACCTGAAGGGATTCCTTCGAGACGTGGAAGCTGTCGTTGAACTCCTCGTAGACGGGACGCCCCGAGAACACGGAGCCGTATTCACCGAGGATGTAGACCTTGATCCACTCCTGGCTCTTGCCTGCGAGAAGTCGCCGCCAGTAACTCCCGCCAAGCTGCTGATGCTCGACGTTCTCGGCCAACGGGTTGTCGATGTAATTCCCGTCGTCGCGGAGAATCATCGCCCCAGGCTGTCTCCAGAACCTGAACCCCTCGGGCCTCTCGATCTCGGCAAGCTTGTAATACCAGTGGCCGTCGTCGGGCGGGTTGGTGTCCATGATGATACCGGACCACGTCAACGCACATCCTGAACGCTTGGCAGGGAAGCGGCCTACGCGGGCCGTGGCGGCGTCCAGTATCTCGCGGGGCAACTCCCTGGCCTCGTTCATGAAGGCGCCCGTCAGCTCCAGCGAGAGCAGTTTCTTGATGTCTTCGGGCCTGTCCATCGCCAGGAAGATGATCTCGGCGTCCATATAGGTCCCGTCGCCGAGTCGCTGCTTGATCTCCGATGTGATCAGGATGCCCTTTTTGACTGGACAGATGTCTGGAGGGAACCACTCGGTCCAGGTTTTTAGTGTCGTGGAGAGGAGCTCGCGGTAGGTATTGCGGATGATGGCCCAACGGGTCTTGCGAACATTGTACTCTCCGACCCGAGCAGGCTCCTGAGCCATCGACCGCAAGAATATCTCCATGCAGCAGCCCGAGGTCTTCCCGCTGCCGTATGGACCCATGACGCCACGCACGAAGTCCTCGCTCGCGTGGAAGTGAGCCATCGTCTTTGAAGCTGTGTAATCTAGTGTGAGACCAGCCATCCCCCAGGATAGGAAGACGCATACTAATGTGTCAAGTTATTTCTGACTTGCTGGTTTGTTAATATCTAAATTTAGGCGGGGGGCGGGGGGACGAACTTAACCGCATCCTTCTCTGGTCCGAAAGGCAACTCTGTATTTTCAGCCAGAATCCTGGTCGTCCTCTGCGCGTTGATCTCCGTCATCTCATTCATTATCTTCCTGACCTTCTCTCTGGTAGAATCAGCAGCCGCAACGCTGCGGCCTTCGACGACCGCTCCGTAAATTTTCTCGAATTCCACGGTCGTGAATTTTACGGCGTGACTTTTACTGCGGACGTAGCGATTGATGTTATTCGTGATCAACCAATTCTCCATCGTCGGCGTAACTATCGACCTCCTCGATTTTTACCACATCGGCGCCTTCGATGATGGCGTCGGGTTCAGGCAGCAACGCTTTCTCTTCTGCATAGTATTTGGCGAGTCTCTCGACGTGGTCGGGGTCTGGCGTTACTGTAGAATGCTTCGCGCCCATAAAGAAGAGACTCACACCGACCCTAAAGATCGATGCCCCGTAGGCGCAGCCGTTCTGTTCGAGATACTTCGCGACCAAATCGCACTCAGCAACCATGAGTGCAGGCTTGTGTTTCCCGTTACGGCTCAGACTGATGAGCTGAGACAGTTGCACCGCCAACTCCTCCTGCGTCATCACGGGCTTCTTGCGTTTCAGAAATCCGAACATCACACTCCTCCTTGTAATTCAAATCTAATCCTTATCCTTTGCGTCCGGATTTGTCATTAGCTTTAACATCAGCCTCTCGACGTGTTTACCGGTCGCGATGAACAAGAACACTTCGCGAGTCCCTCCCCTCGGACTCTGAATTTCACTGTTGAATCCGATGTAATTACTCTCGCCGATCTCTCGCAAGAGCTCGATGAATGTTGAACTCTGCGAGATAATGTCGATCAGCTCGTTCGCTTTGGCTGAAACGGACGCCGGAGCAAGAGTGGTCCCGGAGAGGTCACCAGTCATACCTGTGACCTTCCCCGGAGGATGAGAGGGAACGACCCAAGGGTCTGATTATGCACCATGATCACAATCAGGAGTCGCCTCCGGGACCAAGCTGTGGGAAAAGGCAACGCCAACGGAATTTTCTATTGCTGTATTCTGGCGAGAGCGGATGTCAGCCGCCACTTTGAGAGCCTCCACGCCGCTGTTATCGCGAGGCCGAAAACGCGTCCGGAACGATTCGTCGTCAAACGGTGTCGGCTCACCACCCGTACCGGCGCTAAGAGGAAACCACACGAGCCAACGGAAGTGCTGGCTGTAGGCGACGTCGGTCGGGTCGATCATCGTAACGTAGGCGGTATCGCCTATTATGCCGTCGGAGTCGGGTCTGTCCGTGAAGATCAACCGGCTCGCCCCGCCGCTGATAAGTTCAGCCAACTCTCCAGGGGTCTCGGTATTCACATTTAATCCTCCTTGTTTTTGCGCGGTAGCTGCGTTTGAGATATTCCTCAACCTCCTCCATGCGTCTCCCGATCATTTTACGCATGATCGGGGGAGCCTGTGACAGCACACCATCCGTAACAACCATGTCGAAGACGGCCATGCGAGTGACGGCCCGAAAGAACTCAATCTTCTGCTTGTGCATCAGGCTTCACTGCCATCTTGATCCCGAGATCGACCGCTAACGGCCCCCCGCCCAATTCGAGACTGAACTCCGGCTCGAACATGTTCTTGAAGTCGTCGAACGTCATGTAAGCGCAGTCCTCTTTCCACACGCCGTCAATCTTGCCATCCGGTTTGTTGATGTGGAAATTGATTGAACCGCCGTCGTCTCGCGTTACCCATGTCATGCTGTCACCGCCTCGTATGGTTTGAAAACTCGCGAACTATACTTATCGCATTCCCCTCTCCATCCTGGAGTCATACGCGACACGCCCAGAATATGACTCGTAGCTCATGTAATGAGCTGGGCAGGTAGCTGGGGGGAGAAGTGAAGGGGGATGGGGCAGAGTGCGAGGGGGCAGCTCCCACAAACTTGCTACGGAAATCACAACTCCATCACTTGCACGTCGATTTTCGATAAGTGTCTCGGGGCCGTAAGTGTTATAAACCCACACCGCCGCGATCAGTAGGAGCAAATTCATGGCAGCTCCCCCATGCAGACTGAGTCGAGGGGACGGTAGACGTCCCCGTATACGTTTAACATTTGCCTCTCCTCTGAATTCTTGTGTCTATGCCTCTGGGCCGAGGGTCTTCAACATAAATCGGACAATCGGCATGTCAACCCTAAA